CACTTGATAGTATTTCAAAACGTCGCAAACCTTTCACAGTTGATTATACTGGTTTCGGATGGTTACTAATCAAAAACGGAGTTTTTGAACATGATGGTTTGAAGTATCCATGGTTTGCTCCGAAGATGCAAGTTTTTGAATCTGGTGAAGTACAAGATATGTGTGGTGAGGATGTTTCATTTTGCTTAGATGCAAAGGAAGCAGGATTTGATATTTGGTGTGACCCTCGTATCAGAGTTGGTCATGAAAAAACTCGTGTTATCTAATTTTTATTATTACGGAGAATTATTATGTCTAAGATGCTGAAGAACGGTGGTTATGTTGAATGCACCCCTAAAAAATCTCGTCAAGGTAGTGGTAAGCATACAAAGTATGCCGCGACGTCTCGCAATGGAAAACGTAAAATGTATCGTGGACAAGGAAGAGGTTAATATATAATCATAGTTTTATTGTCACTATATGGCATGTTTGATAGCAAATCTTCCTTCTGAAGAATTATGGGTTCGTAAGGAATACTTAACGGACCATCAAAGTGGCCACGGTGAATTTGTAAAGGGCGTTTGGGTATCGGTTAAATCGATTCCCGGACGTGCTTTTTATTTTGAGACCTACCTACCAGAATATGCGGCAATGTATGATAAATTACCTATAAGTGCCTTTGCAAAAACTCCGGAGACACCAAGTCCGGACATGAATCTACCAAACCTACAGTTTTGGAACTGTATGGACTATGGAGTTGTCTCCGTAGATAAAAAATTCATTGGTTCAATGGATTTTGAATGTTATACACGAGATTATGGTAATATAAAAGGTACGTATGTATGTACTATCGATAACTATCATCATGATCCAGACTATGTTGATTATGCAACCAGTGAGAATCCTGCCGAACATAAGTCTCATAACCTAATTGAACTTGAAAATGGGCAGTATGCACTGTATCCAAACAATAGATTACGTATTTTTGATAATAGTTTGACACCTATTGAACCAAAAATGCCTGATTTTAAGGTCTCAACTCAATATTATCAAGTTGAAAATGGATTTGAACGTCTTGGAATGGGACGTGAGGATGAATATTTTTGGAAGACTGCACAAGAACGTGAAAATTGTGATTGAGATCTGATCATAATAGATAATAAATATAAAAAAGGGATAGCAACCCCTTAAAAAGTTCTGTTTTTCACAAAGTAGGAGAAAAAATGAGCAAGTATCACGTAGATCGCGATACAGACTACATGCATAAGATGTGGGGAACAACGAGTTTGATCACTGATTACTGGAAACATCCTAAAAATGACAATAAAAGAGTGATTCAGGAAATTATGCATGATGATTTGGAAGAAGATCAAAAGAATCTAAAAGAATCCAACGATTGAGTCATAAATAAAACTAAATATCCATCGTTATAAATGCCAAATAAAAGGATATCCAGAGGTTTTAAGGACATAAGTCTATCATTTGACATGCATCCTGTTACTAAAGATATCCTTGTACTTAAAAATGAAGATGCGATACGTAAATCTATCCGCAATCTTGTTCAAACAATTCCATCAGAAAGATTTTTTAATCCATTGATCGGTGCCGAAGTTAGAACATCACTTTTTGAGTTTGTTGATTTTGGTACTGCATCACTACTTGAAAATCAAATTCTACTAGCAATTCAAAATAATGAACCAAGGGTTACGGGAACTGCAGTTATTGTAAATCCTAAACCAGATTTGAATAGTTATGAAATTACGATTAGATATACAATAATAGGGCAGGATTACCCGCCACAAAATTTCACATACATCTTAGAGGCAACAAGATAAAATGCCTTTTACAAAATTTACAAATCTAGACTTTGATCAGATAAAAACCTCAATCAAAGATTATCTCCGTTCTAACAGTACGTTCACGGATTTTGATTTTGAAGGTTCAAACTTCTCTGTCCTGATAGATACGCTTGCTTATAATACTTATATAACAGCATTCAACTCAAATATGATTGTGAATGAATCCTTCTTGGATTCTGCAACTCTGCGTGAGAATGTAATATCCCTTGCACGTAATGTTGGATATGTTCCCAGATCTAAAAACGCCTCTAAGGCGTTAGTTTCCTTTAACATACCTAATTCTAGTACGAGTTCCCAAATCACGCTGAAGGCGGGTTTAGTGTGTATTGGTGCGGTTGATAATAGTTCTTTAGTATTCTCTATTCCAGAAAATATCACCGCATCTAATTCTGGAGGTTCGGCATCATTTACCAATATTGAAGTTTTTGAAGGTTTATATTTAACCAAACAATTTACTATTGATGATTCATTAGATCAAAGATTTATTTTAAATAATTCTGATATTGATACTAGTACTATTGTAGTAAAAGTTGGTACTAGAGAATATAAAAGAGTTGATAATATTATGAATATTAATAAAGACTCTGAAATTTATTTAATACAAGAAATTGGTGATGAAAAATATGAACTTCTTTTTGGTGATGGGATTATTGGTAAGAAAATAGAATCTGGATCTTCAGTTACAGTTTCATATATTGCAACTAATGGTTCAGATGCAAATGGTAGTGCTTTATTTTCATATTCTGGAACGACAGTTGATAGTAATGGATTAAATATAAATCCAACATCTACGATTAGTGTAACCACAAATGAGTCTGCCAGTGGTGGTAGTGATATAGAGTCAATAGAATCTATTAAGTATTTTGCCCCAAGATTATACTCTTCACAGTATCGTGCAGTAACTGCGAGAGACTATGAAGCAATTATACAGAGCATATATCCTAATACGGAATCTGTTTCAGTTGTTGGTGGTGAAGAATTGGATCCACCTCAATTTGGTAAAGTTCTTTTAAGCATTAAACCAAAAAATGGAACTTCCATATCAGATTTTACAAAAACTCAAATACTGAATGATCTTAAACAATATTCTGTATCTGGTATCAATCAAGAAATAATTGATCTTAAACTACTATATGTTGAGATTGATAGTGATGTTTATTTTGATTCTTCCAAAATATCAAAAGTATCTGATTTGAGAACATCTATAGTCTCTTCTATAGACAAATATTCAACATCGATCGATCTCAATAAGTTTGGTGGAAGATTTAAGTATAGTAAAATCCAACAAGTAATTGATAATGTAGATGGTTCTATCACTTCAAACATTACTAGAGTAAAAATGAGACGCAATATGAAGTGCGTTTTGAATACTTTTGCACAATATGAATTATGTTTCGGTAATAGATTTCATAAAAAAATAGATGGATTTAATATTAAGAGTACTGGATTTAAAGTTGCTGATGATCCAGATACGGTATTCTTTGTAGATGTCCCATCCGCAAATAGTAATATTGGCATCCTATCCATTGTAAAACCAACTACACAATCTGGAAAATTTGAAGTTGTTAAAAAATCTATAGGAACTGTTGATTATCTAAAAGGTGAGATAATTGTTAATACTTTAAACATTGTCGCCACAGACCTTTCAGATGGTGTAGTTGAGATACAAGCATTCCCAGAATCCAATGATGTCGTTGGATTGAAGGATTTATATCTCATATTTGACGTTTCTAAAAGCACCATAAATATGGTTAAAGACACCATAACTTCTGGAGAGCAAATCTCTGGAGTGAATTTCCCGGTAAGGTCGAGTTATTCAAACGGAAAGTTAACGAGGTAATATGATTACAACTGGTTTTGAATCAAGGGTAAAGATACAGCAGATTGTTGAAAATCAGTTACCAGAGTTTTTAATTTCAGAATCACCAAAATCTCTTGAGTTTTTAAAACAATATTATATTTCTCAAGAGTATCAAGGTGGTCCTATAGATATTGCGGAAAATCTTGATCAATACACTAATCTTGATAGTTTTACTCAAGAAGTTATTAGTGGGATTACTACACTTACAAGTTCAGTTTCAAGTTCTGATGCTGAGATTTATGTAGAAACTACTAAAGGATTTCCAAATCAGTATGGAATATTTAAAATTGATGATGAAATTATTACATACACAGGTATAACAACCAATAGTTTTACTGGATGTATTCGCGGTTTTAGTGGAATCACTTCTTATAGGGATCAGTTAAATCCAGAAGAGTTAGTCTTTTCACAATCAACCACCGATTCCCATGATGATAAGACTAGAGTTCATAATTTAAGTTCGCTATTCTTAAAAGAATTTTATAAAAAAATTAAAGTTCTTTTAGCACCAGGTTTTGAAGACGTTGAATTTCTTGAAAGTTTAGACGTAAATAATTTTATAAAGCAGATTAGAAATTTCTATCAGGCAAAAGGGACAAATGATGCCTTTAGAATTTTATTTAATGTATTATATGGTCAAACACCAAAAATAATAAATCTTGAAGATTTTTTATTAAAACCTTCAGATGCTGAATATATCAGAAGAGAAATTTTAATAACTGAAGTAATATCTGGAAACCCGAATAAACTTTTGGGACAGGTCATTAGAAATGATAATGGTGCCAATGGACCAGTATCCGAAGTTGAAATTTTATTCCGTAAAGGAAAGACGTATTATAAAATTCAATTATTTACTGGATTTAGTGAGAAAAGTTTAATTGAAGGAACTTTTGAGGTAACTCCCAAAAGTATAATATCAAATCCAGTTTCCGTAGGATCCTCTGTAATTACAGTTGATAGTGCTATTGGATTCCCAGACAAAGGAAATGTTGTGGTTGGTACAACTACAATAACATATACTGACAAAAGTGTAAATCAATTCTTTGGTTGTGAGGGAGTCGTATCTTCTATTCCCGAAGCAACTGATATTCGCTCTGATAATATTGTTTTTGGTTATGAAGATGGTGATGATTCAAAACCAGTATATTTAAGAGTTACTGGTGTTTTATCTGACATTGATAATAAAGATAATTTTGTTCTTCTTAATGATGAAGATGTTTTTAGAGTTAAAAATCTTGGTGATAGTATAAAGGATAATAATAAAGATTATAAGGAATTTGCATTTAATAGTTGGATTTATAATACAAGGTCTAGATATGAAATTGAATCATTCTCAAGTAATCAATTAATTCTTGCAGAAGTTCCAGATAATACTAGTTTAAAAATTAATGATGTTGTAGATATATTAGACAGAAATTCCGAAAATGTTGTTTTATCGGAAGCTTCTATAACTTTAATTACTAATAGACCAAACCAATCAACACCTAGAGTAGTATTTCTTGATAAGAATATTTCAGGTATTCCTGGTAATCAAAAGCTGAGTATTAGAAGAAGATATGATATTGCATCTGCATCTGCAGCACCATTAAGTAACACATTACTTCTGTCAAACGTACAAAATACGTATATTGAAAATGATGAGTTTATGTATGTTGCATCAAATTCTCTGCCAGATTATAGTATTAAAAGACAGTTAGAAATATCTGAAATAGATATCAACAGTGGTTCAAATCTTGATTCAATATTTCAAGGTTACAATCAATTAACAGATAAGTATTCTGTAATTGCATTTCCATCAAACGTATCATTCATAACAGGTGATGAAGTAATATATACCGGAACCGGAGACACACCAATACCTGGTCTTACTTTTGCTGAAAGATACTACATTGAGGTCATTAGATCTGGAAGTAATTTCAATAAAATAAAATTATATGGTGCAAGATCATTTATTGCATCTGGAAATAATGTAGAATTTGGTAAGTATGGAGAAAACTCTGTACACACATTTACCCTAAAACAACACTATAATAAAACACTTACATCTAAAAAATCACTAGTTAAAATTCCATTAGAACCAAACATTAGATCTGGCAAAAATAAAAAAACAAAACCAGGTACTGTTGGTTCTTTAATCAATGGTGTAGATATTATTAACTATAAGAGTAATGACTTTTTACATTATGGGCCAGTTGATAGTTTAAAAGTTTATAATGGAGGAAAAAATTACGATGTAATAAATCCACCACATTTAGAAATTTCTGCTCCTGTTGGTTTAGGAACTACTGCTCTTGCAACAGCAGTAGTTAGAGGATCTATACAAGAAGTTTTGATTGATCCACAAGACGAATTTAATGTCAATAAAGTATTATCAGCGAGTTTGATTGGTGGCAATGGTAAAGGTGCACAATTACAACCAGTAATTACAAAGAGATTTAGGGAGATTGAATTTAGTGCAAATCAATCCACTATAAGTGATGGTGGAGTTGATATTACTAATGAAACAATTACTTTCAAAACTCGCCACAATTTAATTGATGGTGAAAAAATTGTATATAATAGGAATGGGAATAATCCTATTGGAATTAGTTCGTTTCAAGTTTCAAATACAAATCAAAATGAGTTTTTGATTAATGGGGCAATTTATTATCCACAAGTTATTAATACGAAAGCAATTTATCTTTATAAAACTGAAGATGATTATAGAGTTGGAATTAATACCGTTGGATTTACTACAGCAAATACTTCTGGAATTCATAAGTTTAGATTATTTGAATCAAAAAATGTTTTATCAGAAGTCAGAGTAATCAATTCTGGAGATGGATATGAAAATAGAGTATTAAAAGTTCAACCGGCCGGTATATCGACGGTTTTTAATACAATTAATTTTAAGAATCATGGATTTAACGATGGTGATTTAATCACTTATAATTATGATGATGAGAAAATTGCAGGTCTCAGTACTTCAAATTATTATTATGTTTTAAAAATAGATGATTCATCATTCCGTTTATCAGATGCTGGTTCAATTACGCTAACGTCTGTTGGAGCAGCAAGAACAAATTATCTCAGAAGAAACTTTACAGTTTTAGATAGTCTTGGATCTGGATATCAAAAATTTGCTTTTCCACCAGTAGAATTAGTCATAGATGCTGAATATGGTGGTGGAACGATAGGAACTATTACAGCAACTCCTATTGTCCGTGGAGAGATTGTTGATGCTTATGTGTATGATGGAGGTTCAGATTATGGATCTCAAATTTTAAACTTTGAAAAACGCCCGACTGTAAAAGTTAATAATGGAAAAATTGCACAATTAAAACCAATCATTAAGAGTGGTAAAATTGCAGGTGTTGAAGTTCAAAATCCTGGTCAGGATTACTTTTCTGCTCCAGATTTGATTGTAAATGGAAATGGTTCCGGCGCTAAATTAAGAGCAGTTACCAACAATGAGAATAGAATTGTAAATGTAATAATTATTAATCCTGGTACAAATTACAGTGATAGTAACACTTCAATATCAGTTAACTCTCCAGGGAGGAATGCAGTATTAAACGCATCAATACGAGCATTATCTATTAATAATGCTGAAAGATTTTCTGATGAAATTTTCTCAAACTTTAAAAATAATTTGTCATATGGTATTGTTGGATATTCAACGGATAGGGAGGGGACGTCTTTTTCAGATTTAAATCCAGATACTGGTCACTCCAAAGTCATAGGTTGGGCGCATGATGGAAATCCAATTTACGGACCTTTTGGAAATTTAAATCCTAAGAATTCAACTTCCCCGGTAACACTGTTAAATTCAAGTTATACTTCATCATTAAATAACATTGTCAATAGACCTTCTGAAGTAGATTTTCCTTTAGGGTTTTTTGTTGAAGATTATGCTTATACTGGTAATGGTGATTTAGATTCACACAACGGCAGATTCTCAATAACACCAGAATTTCCCAATGGTGTTTATGCATATTATGTTGGTGTTTCGACAGATTTATCTACAGGAAAATTAATTCCACAGTTTCCATACTTTGTTGGAGATACTTATAGATCAGAACCAATGGAGAATACATTGGATCAGTCTTTTGATTTCAACAATTCCAATTTATTAAGAAATACTTTCCCATATAGAGTTGGTGAGAAAAATTCTGGTAATGATTTCATTACTGAATCAAATGAGATATTCAACCAGACATCAACTGTAGAATCAGTATCTTCAGGAACTGTTGATAGTATTAACATTGCAGTCCCTGGAATTGATTATAGAATAGGTAATGCAATAGATTTTGATAATGTCAATACAAATGGTGGTGGTGCCATAGCAGAAGTCAGTGAAATTGGTGGCAAATCCATTATCAATTTAACAACCACTTTTGACTCATTTAATAATTCAATTTTAACCTGGGAAGATAATAATACGGTAAGAGTACATACTTCTGGATATCAAAATTTAAGAGATTCTGACATTGTCAATATTTCTGGGTTATCAACATTTGTTGGAAAGGTGCCTGGTTCCCACAATATTGGAGTATCTTCTCAAACATCATATTTGGCAGACAGTATTCCACCAAATGTTGGTCTTGTTACCGATATTTACATATCATCTTTAAATACTCTCGTCGGATCTGGAACGACTATTGGCATTGGTAGTGAAGTTTTGACTACTTTGAATGTTTTTGAAAAAGAAAATATTTTAAGAATAAAAAGAGATTCTGATCAAGTTGGAACATCACATTCAGTATCAGATTCTATTATTTTCTATGCAAATTCATTCACTATTCCGGTAAATAGTGAGTATTTTGATTCAAAAGTAGATAAAAAACTTTATTTCAACCCATCAAAAACAATTGCTGTTGGTATTAATACTGGCGTAGAAACTTTATTTAATTATTTTATTGGAAAATCTCCAAAAACAGTCTCGGTTCCATCTCAAAGCATATTCATACCAAACCACTCTTTAAAAAATAATCAGAGAGTTTTATTTACAAGACCAAGCGGTTTAAACGCTCTGCAGGCATATGATAGTATCAATGATTTATCTTTTAACATTCCAGAGACTGGCGATTCTCAATATCTTTATGTTGTAAATAAATCTAAGAATTTTGTAGGTTTAGCAACAAATGTTGGTCTAACATCAACATCTAATGGATTATTTTTTACTACTAATGGTAGTGATAGTTTTGAATATAATTTGGAGACAGTTAATACTAAGGTAACTGCGGATGTTAAAAAGATAGTAACACAAGTTGCTGTCTCTACAGTACATTCGTTGGTTGATTTGGATACTATTAATTTATCAATTAAACCGAATAAATCTGTTGGTATTGGAAATTCCGATATTGTCAGAATAAAGTATGATGTTAATAATTCTAAAATACTTATTAATCCGGTTGGTTTTACCTCAGATCGAGTAAATACTCAGAAAAATGAAATTAACTTACCTGACCATAGATTAAAAACAGGACAAAAAATATTTTATAAGTCTCAAGGAGAAAATGGTTTTTCCGGATTATCAACTTCTGGGTACTTTATCTTCAGAGTTGATGATGATCATATTAAGTTAGGAACAACTTACCAAGATGTATATTCCAATCCACCAAGAACGATTAGTATTGGTAATAGTGGTGGAAATAATCAAGAATTGAGTTTGTTGAATCCACAATTGCCGGTTATTAAAAATAATCACTTAGTATTTGATGTATCAGATCAATCTCTTTCTGGTTATGCATTCAAACTTTATTATGATAATCAATTAAGTAATGAATTTGTTTC